GTGGATGAAAATATGACCCTGCTGATTGACCCGGAGACACGAGATTTAGTGCTTGATGAAAACGGGTTCTTCAAGAAGATTTTTGACAAAGAGACAGTCGTGCAAAATGTGCGCCACGCCCTCCTGACCTGGAAGGCCGAGTTCTTCGCTGACCGGGGGCACGGCACTGACTATGAGCGCATCATGGGCGTGAATCAGAATGAGCTGGAGGATGGCGAAGTTGAAGAAGTCATCCGGGAGGCTGTTTTCCAGGAGCCGGAGGTGTCCAGGGTGGATGAGGTTGCTGTCAGCTATGAGAACCGCCATATCACGGTAGGAATCTCAGCTACGTTGGCCTCTGGCGAAGCAATCAATTTGGAGGTGACTGCGTAATGGCGAAAGCAACTGACTGGGGCTTGACCGATGCCGGCTTCCGGCGGCCCACATACGCGGAGCTGCTGGACGCGCTGGAGTATAAGGCCCGTGAGCTGTTCGGCTCCAAGGCGAACCTGACGGTGCGCTCTCCGCTGGGTATCTTCCTGCGCATTTTTGCCTGGATGCTGAACCTCCTGTTCTCTACGCTGGAGGACGTTTACAACAGCCGGTTCATTGATACCGCTGTTGGCTCCAGCCTTTACAACCTGGGCAGGGCGCTGGGGCTTCGGCTCCTGGGAGCTCAGAAGGCCGTCGGCTATCTGACGTTCACGGGAGAGGACGGGGTGGACGTGCCGGAAGGATTTCTCGCTGAGACCACAGCGGGGGTGCAGTATGTCACGCTGCGGTCTGGTACGATTCAGGATGGCGCTGTGACCCTGCCAGCCTCCGCTGTTTCTCCTGGCCCGGACGGGAACACGGCGGAGGACACGATAACGTCCATCACAAATCCGAAGCTGGGCATCGAGGCAGTCACGAACGTAAAGCCCTTCGAGGGCGGGCGTAATACTGAGACCGATGCAGAGTTTCGGGAGCGGTATTACAAGTCTGTGGACTTCGCCGGGGGCGTCAACATCGACGCGATTATCGCTGAGATTTATGAGAGCGTCGAGGCTGTCATCGCCGTGACCGGAGAGGAAAACGACACTGACTTCGAGAGCAAGAGCGGCCTGCCTCCCCATTCCTTCGAGATAGTGGCCTATGGCGGGTTGGATGAGGAGATCGCCGCCGCTATTTTCAAGCGGCGGGCGGCGGGCATCCAGACCTTCGGAAACGTCACGGTCCCTGTTATCGCGGTCAATGGGCAGACCTTCGACATCCGGTTTAGTCGGCCAGCCCCGGTGAACGTGTGGGTCAGGGTGTTTGACCTCGTGACAGACCAGCATTTCCCGCTGGACGGTATTGAGCAGATAAAGCGAAGCCTCGTGGCCTACATCGGCGGCAATACACGCGGCGGGCTGAATATCGGGCAGGATGTCGTTCGCGTGGCGTTGCCTACTGAGGTTCTGAAGGTGCCGGGGGTCGTCGATTTCAAGCTACAAATCAGCGCGGATGGGGAGACCTTCGGCTGGGGCAATGTCGTGGTGGCCGCCCGACAAAAGGCCGTGACTGAGGAAAGCATGGTGAGCGTGTCGTGATGGATTTTCTGACCGAAATGCTGTACGCGCTCACCAGTGCCTACAGCCACAGGGACTATGACAACCGCAGGCTCGGGCTCCCTGTTGAAACCCTCATCGGCAAACTGTTTTCGGTCCTCGCCTGGGGGCTGAACGATGTCCAGAAGCAAGCTGAGCTCATCCGGCTTTGGGACGACATAGACCATGCGCGGGGCTCCGTACTGGATAGGTACGGAGCTAATTTTGGCGTCAAGCGGTTTGGCGCGGATGACCGGTTTTATCGGCTCGCCATCAAGGTGAAGCTGCTGGCTCAGCTCTCCGGCGGTGATATCAACACTGTGCTGGATGCGGCGGCTTCGCTGCTGGAAATCCCAGTGGAGCGCATCGGCCTGAAAGAGCTGTACCCCGCTAAGATTGGCCTGGACATCCAGGAGGCCGACCTGAGCCCTGAGACACTGGAAATCATCTCAGACATCATGGCCCTGGTAAAGCGCATCCTCGCGGCTGGGGTGGGCCTGATACCTACGCTATACAGCTATCGGGAGTACCGCCGCAGCGTCAGCATCCAGACGGCCCTTTTCGACCGCACCAGCACCGTGTTTGACCTGCCGGATGTGAGACCGGTGTTCAGCCGGAACGTGCCAGTGGCGGCGGCGCTGTTCGATAGAAGCAGCCTTGTGTTTGACCTGCCGGATGTTAAGCGCATTTTTTCGCAAAAAACGCAGGTAACTCCAGCGGCGTTCGAGCATACCAGGCTGGCCTTCAATCTGCCAGACGCCCGCCGGACGCTCACCCGGGCTGCTCCGATAAGGTGCGTTCTGTTCGAGCACAGCGAGCTCTTGTGTGAGCCCGCCCCGCCTCCGCCGCAGATGGTAGTGGGTGTGAGGGCGACCGCCTTTGCTGTGTTCGAGTATTCGCAGATATTGATAAAACCTGTCTACTGAGAAAGGAGAAGGAAAATGCCTGTTATCCACGAAGACGGCAACTACTTGACCGAAAAAGGCCGAGCCCTTATCGCTAAGCTCATGGCGAGCAAGTCTGAAATCCAGTTTACCAGGGCGGCGGTGGGGGCTGGGACAATCCCCGAAGGGATGGCCCCGAAGGACATGACCGATCTCGCCGACTGGCGGGCCGACGGTCTGATTTCTGACATCAGCACCCCCGTACCGGGAGAGGCCCAGTTGGTGTTTCAGGTGTTCAGCCGCGATGTGCCGGTTGGGTTCCTGGCCTCCGAGGGGGCTGTCTGGGCGATGGACCCCGATGAGGGCGAAATCCTCTATACCTACATCGTCCTTGCCAACAGCCCGGAGTGGATTCGGGCGGCGAATGATCCGGTGCAGAAGTTCGCGGAGTTCACCTGTATCAACATCGTGGATGCGGTGAAGGTGGATATCACGATGGTAAACCCGGAGGCCATCGCTACGCTGGGTATGCTGAAGAACCGGCTGGAAACCTTTGTTGAGCTGTCGGACGCCGAGGCCCCCGCCGTTGGCACCCGCGTCCACCTTCGTGTCCTGGAGCAAGTTGAGACCTGGGCCGACGCCCCCGCAGCTAAAAGCGCACGAGCGAAGAAAGGAGCTAAGTAATTATGGGCAAATTGCGAAATCGGGTCATCACGGAGAAGCGTATTTATGATGACCCGCAGCACCCGGAAACCAGCGACTATGATGTCTCGCTGCCCCGGACGGTCCCCAAAGCTGTCCACGACCCCGAGACCGGGGAGACGCTGGACGTAACGATGAAGCGGGTCTCCAAGACTGCCAGCGATGCGCTGGCGGCGGCAAACGCCGCGCAGGGCACCGCGAATAAGGCGTTAGAGATTGCGGAGTTGGCAAAGACCACGGCAGAGGCGGCGGCGGATGCCATCGCCGCCGTCCAGAATACCATTTCTGCCACCCCCTCGCAGTTCGGCAGTCCGGTCTATACCGGGGCCAAACAGAAGCCCACCTGGAACAACTACCCTGTGGAGATGATGACCATTACCTACGGCGAGGGTCGTGTCTCTGAGGAGACGTTTGCCGGGGAGACGGACGCAGGGGAGTACAAAGCCTATGCCACACCCAAGGAGGGCTACACCTGGGGCGACAAGTCCAAGACCGAGAGGGAACTGACCTGGAGCATCAAGAGAGCCACCATTGCCGTCATTCCCGGCGTGAAGAACCCTCTGGTCTACACTGGCGCTGCCCAGGTCCCGGAGTGGCTGAACTTCAATGCCGCCCAGCTCACAAAGACGGAGACGGCCAAGACGGACGCTGGGGACTATGGGAGTTCCTTCACCCCGACCGCCAACTATCAGTGGCCGGACGGTACGACCGCCGCCAAGACCATTCCCTGGAGCATCGCTAGGGCTACGCTGACCGTACCCACGCAGAGCGGGACGCTAACCTACAACGGGCAGGCTCAGTCCCCCACCTTGTCAGGTTATGACGCTGCTAAGATGACCCTGGGCGGAGACACCTCCGGCACAAACGCTAAGGGCTACAGTGTCACGGTGACGCCGAAGGCGAACTATCAGTGGCCGGATGGGTCCTCCTCCGCTAAGTCTGTGTCCTGGAGCATCGTCAAAGCCGCTGGCAGTCTGAGCCTGAGTCCGACGAGCGCCACCCTGGGCGGGGTTGGCGAGGTCCAGGTCATTGCTGTCACCCGTGCTGGAGACGGAGCAATCAGCGCCGCTTCCAGTAATATCGGGGTTGCTATTGCACAGGTTTCCGGGAACAATGTTGTTGTGACCGGCAAGAGTGTTGGCAGCGCCACCATCACCATCAAGGTGGCGGAGGGAACGAACCATCTGGCACCGTCCAATAAGACGGTCAGCATTTCCGTTGTAAAGCCGACCGTGGCAAACTCGACCTGGGATAACATCAAGTCTATTTCTGAGGCTGGAAATGCGGCGAGCTATTTCGCTGTGGGTGATGTGAAGTCCATCAGACTTAACGGAGCGGTCCAGGGGTTCACGTTCTCTAACGTGGCTGTTGACGCCTTCATTTTGGGCTTTAACCACAACAGCGGTCGTGAGGGGAGCAACCGCATCCATTGGCTCATCGGAAAAATCAGCGGCAAGGATGTGGCTCTCTGCGACAGTCAGTACAACAGTAACGGAAGCAGTGCCGGGTTCCGCATGAACCAGAGCAATACCAACAGCGGTGGCTGGAATGGCAGCTACATGAGAAAGACGGTACTGGGTAATAGCGGCACTCCGAGTAATCCTCCGGCAAACAGCCTTCTGGCGGCTCTCCCATCCGATTTGCGGGCCGTGATGAAGGGGACGACAAAGTATACGGACAACACCGGCGGCGGTTCTGATAACGCCTCCTACGTCACCTCGACAACGGATTATCTGTTCCTGCTGGCTGAGTTCGAGGTATGGGGAACAAGGTACGGTGCAAACAGTGCGGAGCAGAACTACCAGAAGCAATATGACTACTTCAAAGCCGGGAACTCCCGAGTAGCATACAATCACAGTAACACGGCATCGGCTGT